TCTGACATAAGCGTTTTGGTGGTAGCCCGAACTGATGTTCTTAATGCGTGAGGACTCGCAAAAGGCTACCAATTCAGGTTACATCAATGCTGATTTAAGCCGACCAACATAGCCCATAACTTCCTCGGCTTGTTTTGTATCGAGTTGGTCAGCAATTTCCTGGAAGTCTGAACTGTTTACAAGTTCCTGCAACTTCTCATAACTAATGCAAGCAGATGCATGCATCCTGGTTGCTAGATTCTGTATGATTTCGTCACTAGAATCATGAGTAGGAATGCTGTCAATGCTGTTACTTTTTTTTAATTTTTGTTGAAGTGCTTTTTCTTGAGGATCAACCCATTCATCAATAATGTTCATTTGTTCATCAATAATCGCATTTGGATGATGTTTCTCCATAACATCCAACAAATTATTATCAACTACTTTAAGATGATCTTTTTTTTTACCGCTTTGTTGTGCAATAGCATTAGCTACTTCAAAGGCACTAGCATAGGCATCTTCGATACCAATACCCATACATGCCAAAGCACGACCGATTGCAGATGTTTCTGCATTTTCTACATAGCTGGTTTTGTTGACAAATGAGTTTTTATCATCACGCCTTTCGTGTGCAATACCTGAAGCCAATATGCCACCAATATCGCTACTGGTATCATAAATACTTGCACGGATAATAATTTCTTCTTTGTCTTTATCCCATTCCAATACTTCCGTACTAATGCCCAAACTTGCGTAGTTTGGTTCACCACGGAAATGTTTAATACGCTCATGAACTTCTGCGTATTGTTTACCTTTGATGTTGGTTGTTTTGATCTTTGCGTTACTCATCTTTCTTACCTTTCTTCGCACTTAGCGTTCTGTAAGGTTCACCTACTTTAAGGACATCCTCGTACACATCTGGGTACTTGGATTTAAGGAGCTTGCTATCAACGGTCTTTCTTCCGCTTCGATAGCGATACTCATACAACGGATTACCAAGGTCATCAGTTACGACTTCTGCTGATCCGATTGAGATCTTGGCTTCAGTTCGTAGCTTTTTGGCCTTGTCTTTAAGTTCGGTTGCAAGTGAATCCAATTTACTTGCTTCCTCCACTTTTTTCTTGATCGCATCAGTAATAATGATTGAACCACCTGTTTCTTCTGGTGGATGAACCAATCTAAGATCCGATTCACAAGTGGCTTCTGGTCTTTTGTCTTCAATGACATTCTGCCTCCAGAATTGTTCTGCTCTTATTTTGAATAGATCTATATCATTGAGTACTTCTTCTCTGAATATAGATCGATACACAAGCTTTTGACCACCTAAGAGGGCGAAGATGTGCCATGCTTCTGCTTTAGAACAAGCATTCAAAGCTGCAATACCTTGCCAATAATACCATGGTGGAACATTGTGTTCGTCCCATGATTTGGCTTGGTATATGCCTTGATTCTTGATCTCTGCAATATCACCACTTGGCACAATGCGACCATCCAGATGCGCGTATAAATACTCATTCGCCCAATAGGTCTTTTGGTCTTTACGTACTCTGATATCTGGGAAGAAATCAGGAATAGCACGTAAGATTGGCTCTTCTAAGTATGTACCCCAATACACAGATTCTTTCTCAGAAAGGTCTTCTGGTTCAACACGACCAGTTTTCTCGGCCCAAAGATCCACTAAGGTTTTGTACTTAGAAGCTTGCATCAATATAGGTGCATCCGATGTACCTATACCTTGCAATCTTGCATCTTTGTCACTAGCTGCAAATGCTGTCATTTTCTTCATTGAATTATGCTCCAGCGTATGTACCTTCCAAATGCTCAAATAGCTCTTTCTTACGTGCGTTAAGCATTTCCATAGCCTTTGCTGTTATCTTAGGATTTCTTCTACGACCAGCAAGTACTTGACTAACATATGGTTGTGTATAATCCATATCGTTTGCAACCTGCTGTATTTGCACTCCGAAGAAATGCATTTCATCTCGTAAAGATTTAAATTGGCGTTCCATGTCCATCCTTTGTTTAGGTGTTATGTTACTTAACACATGTTACTGTATCATAACCTAACACCTTGTCAACAAAAAAAAAGGACATTATTTTATGCAGACTCTGATTTGATTGGAACAATATTGTGTTCTTTTTCTGCATTTTCGATAAATTTACCTCTTAAATCGTTTTCTGTATACACTTGACACATCAATGCATAAGTCAAACTGTTAAGATCATCAATCTGCGACTGTAGTTTCTTTTTCTCATCATCTAGTTTTTTGTAAAGCTGCATGGTCTGTTTGTTTGTAAGCTCTACATAAGACTTTTCATCACTCATATATCATCATTTAATTAAGATTAAACAATAGCACCCTACACTAACAAAGGGTGCTAGTGTTTTTATGTATAGCATAGAGGTGTTGTGTAAAGGTCTGTTATGTGCGTACGTCAGGCCGAGTCTAGAATGCCGTAGTAGAGTGATCATCTTGTTTACACAACTGGTAGCTAACCGTTCCTCTATGCTAATTCAACGACATCTTCATCTACAGTATCTACTGCATTGATGTCTTCAAACTCTGCATCACATACGATGTCACACAAAGTTGTGAGTTTCTGAGAACGCTGCCATAAACTGTGTGGATTACTGTAACGCTTAAATACTTCTGTATAAGCATTGTTTAATGACCACAAAGTTTTAGGTTTAAATTCATCATGCCTTGGTTCATTAAATTCTTTCATGACAATTTTAATCTTGTCAGAAGTAATCACATTCCTACGCATTGACTCACAAACAAAGTGATCCACTGTAGCCTGATCTTCTAAGTTCATTGGGTCATACTCGCCAATCTGTATCTCTGTAGTGTTTTTGTAGAGATCAATGCGCTCATTGTTGACCTTCTCAAACTTAGCAAGCTTACTGATTGCATTAGCAAATCTAGGCTTAATACGATCCCATATGTTGGTTGTGTGTTTGACACGAATGCTAACTTCACCACCAAACATAAGATTACTACATACTGTCACTCGTTTACCGAGTGCAGCAGATGCAGGAAATTGTTTGTCATGAGAGTTACGGAATGCAAGGAATGAAGTATGTTCTGGATGAATCAAATCAGTCTGACATTCCACAATGCCAAACATTCTTTGATGATCATGCGATGTACCAAACATTGGATTACTAAGCTCAAAACCAAAGTTTGTTGCTTCTTCTGCAATCAGATCATAAACATCATGGTGTGCAATAGGCACATGAGATCTGGTTGGTGCAGGCATCATAGATCTAGTTGCTTTTAGATCTTCATAGGTTAGTTCAGTACCAAGATATACATAATTATTATTCATACTTTATTCTCTTCTAAGATTTTATTTAGTTCTTCATCTGTAGATGTGAACGTATCTTCATCTACTAATTCCGGGTTTTTTCCATAGTAATCTACTTCATTTATGATACCTCCTTTCTTCATAAATTCGTCTGTAGCCAATGCTATTTCTTCAGACGTAGGTTGATGACCTAATTGGTCACTTCGTGCAAATATAATAGGTTTAGAACCATAAGGACGTTGCTTAAATTTAAGATTGTCTTTACCCATCTTCTTTCTCGAGAGTGTTTACTGCTTCAGTATCTACTTCATCAAGTAATTGAGATAAAGCGTCTGAGTGTGGATAGTTTAGTTCTTCCGCTACAGCTTTTATATAACTTGTGCATACAAGTATTTTGTTTATATCTAATTTCATTTATTCTCCATATATGTTTGCCAATCCTGTTGAAAAACACCTTCATTCGTTTTGTATAGTTTAGTTAAATATTCAATTGACCAATCTACTAAAACGTCAGTATCTGCTTCTTCAGTCAAAGCATAAACTAACTCTTCAATACGCTCGTCTGTACTTTCGATAGCTGCAGGAATGTGACTATCATCATGTAGTGGATGATCCATATTAAATTTTACTAGAATGGGTGAACAAAATCTATTTTAGTTATAGGTATGAGAGACTTGATTTCTTCGTCATCGTCCGAACATGCATATACATGCAATGGAAGGCGTATCTCAATGCAACGCCAACGCTTACCTTTATAAGAAAAGTACTCATCTTCAGCAGGGCATTCGCTATCAATTGTAATGTTGTGACCATGTTTGTTTTGCTCCAGTTTGTATAAGTGTTGAATTTCTAAAAACAAATCGTATGCATGAACTACCATTTTGCATACTGTTTCATACTCAATTGCATTGTTAATTGGCATGTTTTGATGGGTCTTGACATCCAAGACTTCTAAGTTTTTTAGAGATTTCATTCCTAGAAGTAATCGGTATGACTGAAATGGTATCTCGAAGGTACATTTGTATGACATCTAAAGCCTCTAGTACGGATTGTTCTTTCATTGCTTGATCAAATTCTATTTCACATTGTGAAGAACAGAATCTGTGCAAAGAAGGTCGTTCACATAGTTGACAGAAATTTGTTTGTGACATGGCAATGTATGAATTGATGTTACGTTACGGTCCAAGGACCTGCACAGCAACCGTGGTTTTGTGGAATGGAACTGAGATGTTGGTATGCAGACAGCACTTTCGTACTGCCTGCGTTGTTTACAATTTTACAACTGATTTAGAATCAGAATTGCGTTTGAAAACTCTTTTGTAGAACAATTTGAATGGGAACAATAAGGTGAGATAAACACTGACACCTGCACCATAGAATAGGCCGATGCCAACATTGGCGAGTAAGTTGAGGGTTTGTTGGAAAACATTCTTAGATTGTTCACCAACATCGGATGCAAGACCTTTAACCTGATCTTTGTTGATACCATCTGAGATACTTTGTGTGAAGTTCTCGAACTCTTGCACGGCATTTTGTAATGATTGCATGATAATCCTTATGATTAGTTAGTATTGAGAGTCCTGATAACAAAAGTGCTATCAAGATTATCAGGTTGATCACATAGCTCATGAAGAACAGTGTAATCAGGATTGGTAAAATCAAGCTCTGATTCTTCTGATAAATGAAGATCAGTTTGCGACCATGATCCGTCAGTTTCTTTAACATAATTCATAATAGTCCTACGGCAAGAGCATGGTATAAATGGTAAACTGCAGATCCGATGAAACCACAGGTTACATAATAAGCAAAGTTACGTAGTTGCATATGTCCTCATATGTGAAAGATTGAAACTAAATGAGAGAGGTTTACACCCCCCGTTTAAAAGGGGTGTAAGCCTGATAGATTAACGTGCGAAGATGCGTAGCCAATTTTCATATTTGGATTGCATATAGCGATCAGTCGCAACATTAACAACATTTTGAGTAATTGATGTATTACGTTTGGAAGGAACAAAGGTTGGATCGACAAATGGTCTGTCAATATCTTGAAGTGGCATAGCACGTTCTGAATGCAAACCATATTTGTGAGTATAGAAATGGTCGAAACTAAAGTGTTTGGAATCTGCCATGTAATCTAATACCCAATCGATGTACTGAGGATAGTCATCATCATCATTGGCTGATAATGAATGATATGTAGGTGAATCATACGATGTACGATTATCAATCTCGTAAGTACGATGATATGAACCATCAGTATCTTTGACCCATTTCCAATCTAGTTTGCAGTATTGCAGTGAGCGTGGAAACAAATCTTCTGCACCATATGATAAATCAGAATCTGTTGCTTGTTGCATTAGAAACTCTATTTCATCGTAGTGTGTAAGTGATACATTGCCTGCAGATAAATGATTGATAGATGAAACTGCAGAGTATGATTGACCTGTTGGTGTTACATACATTACATCACGTTTATAATGTAGATCTGGATGTTTGTATGTTGAATGATCAGAAACATCTGAAAGTGTAAAATCACCAAACTGATCTAAGTCTGGTTTGAGTGCAAAGTTAGAATAATTAATATGCATAATGTCCTCATTGAGAAAAGAAACCCTGCTCAAAACGAACAGGGTTTGTTTTTAGACTAAACAGTTAAGTACTGTTCATCATAGTTTGGTTGACTTAGACACCAGTTTAAGTTGGTTTCATCAGTCCGTGGAATGGTTTCAATGATTTTGCGTGGTTCTGGATTAGTAGGATCATAATCACGATTATATATTTTTTGATCATCATCCATCCAGCGAAGTCTGGTAGATTTATATGATAACTTCCATGAACCATCATTAGTTTTTGTGAATACTGCAATAGCATTAGCACCATCACGAAAGTTAATAGTAAACTTACGTGTATTGTGATTGTTATCTGCATTTGCAGGTTCATTATTGTTCCATGTAAGTAATGGATTATTTTCTTCCTGCCATTTTATAACATCGTCAATGTTCAACATAAATCTGTCAATCATATCACCAGTTGTCATTAAATTAAGTTTTTCAGGATTAATATGTGAATTACATGAAACAATGTAAGAGATGATTGCATCACGTACATCATTGTCAGGATGCTCTATGGATTCTACAGTTGGTTGTGTCATCCATTCAGATACATCGTTTAGTGTGTAATTATATTTTTGCAGAAGTTTGTCTACTGACATAGCATTGAGCCTGTCTGCGGTTACGTCTGTTCCATCAAGTTTTGCCATGATGAAGTTAATTACACTTGCTTTAGTTACGTTAGTCATAAGTCCTCATTATGAGAAGTTAAGAAGAGAATACTGTTTATAAAAACAGTAGTTGAGGTAATGAAGAAATACCTCTTTCACAAAAGAAGAAGAGGTATTTTGTAATGAGGTAAAGCGAGTACGGAGATACAAGCACAATACTAGCAAGCAATGCGAAGCATAAGTTGTTTTGCAGGATCTATTGCAAACGTCATGACAGCTTGTCTGGCATAGTTTGCTTATAATGCAATGTCGCTGGTATAGCTAGATTGATTGTACTGAAGTCATAAATATATTTGAAATCGGCGTATCGCTAAAGTGGCAGTTGCTGGATATAAATAAAATTACAAACGAATGAGATGTGGGACTTATGATCAATGGTTACATTACAGATACATATATAAATGCAGTATAATATATATATAATAATATAAATACATATAGCTTTAGATATAGCTAGAATAATACTGTGATATAATAGAGTTATATTGGTTAGGGGTATAACTGTATAAAGCTGTTACATAACTAATCACACACTATATTACCCTGTTAGTATTGTATTACACAGATTGCACTTGATATTAGTTTTACTAAACCTGCAATAGGCTAGGAATTAATATCACAGTAGAGTGCGAATGCTTGATGCCTGTACTAAACCCTGCATAAACATCCTCAATAGTGTAGGCCGTGTTGTTAAAATCTTGGTAAAGCTGGGGGTGGGAACAAAACTGCGGTTGCTGTGCAGTAGAGACTATACATCTCTCTACTTTTTAAAGAATTACTTTGTTAGGAGATATAACAATGTTTCACAGTAATATGGAATCAAAATACTATCATTATTCTCGTCTTGGTCAGCAGGATACAGAAGATGAAAAAAGAGATCCAAGAAGAGAAAAAGGTTATGACCCAAATATTGGGGAACCTATAGCTACTGAAAAAAATCCAATGGGAATGAGATTTAAGCCTGCACCAAAGATAGTTAAGAAAAAGTTAATGCAAACCAAAAAAAGGAATTAACATGGCTGGACTTTACGAAAATATTCATAAAAAGCGTAAGAGAATCGAACAGGGATCTGGAGAGAAAATGAGGAAACCTGGAGAAGAAGGTGCTCCTAGTGCAAAGGATTTTAGAGATTCTGAAAAGACTGCAAAGAAGGAAAAGCAGAATAAGACGGTAAAGAAGAAGATGGTAGCTTCTAAGAAGAAAGGATCTGGAACTTACGCATGAGTTCAAAGAAGCAGTTAGAGATGCAGGCTAAGTTTGTTGATCTTTATTGCGAGACAGGCAATGCCAGACAATCAGCAATAGATGCTGGTTACAAGGATGGTAAGTATATAAGCAACCAAGCCTGCAATTTAAAGAGGCAGTTAGCGAATCAGATACAGAAGAGAATGTTAGAGATGTTTGTAGATCATACGCCTAAAGCGTTTTCTGCAATGAAGGCATTAATGGAAGAATCAGATTCGGATACGGTGAGATATCAAGCTGCAAAAGATTTAATGGATAGAGCAGGGTTTAAGGCTACAGATAAGGTACAAATAGAAGAAGATCAGAAAAGTGTAAAGCAATTAGAAGCAGAACTTGTGTCTTTAGTAGGTCGTGAGAAAGCGGATCTATTGTTAGGTAAAGAAGAAGTAAAGACCAAGGCTGCGCCTTTTATACTTCCTGAGATGAAAGATGAGCCTATAGGAGCAATCAACTAATGGCAAAGTCACCAGCATGGCAAAGGAAAGAAGGTAAATCCAAGTCTGGTGGATTGAATAGAAAAGGGATTGCTTCTTATCGCAGGCAGAATCCTGGTAGCAAATTAAAAATGGCTGTTACGGAAAGAAAGCCTAAAGGCAAACGTGCAGCAAGAAGAAAGTCTTTTTGTTCCAGGATGTGCGGAATGAAGAGAAGATTAACATCTGCAAAGACAGCAAGAGACCCTAATAGTAGAATTAATAAGTCATTACGGAAATGGAGATGTCGGTGTTCTTGATTGTGAGTCGTAAGGAAGCGGCTCCAATTGGAGAGGTTAAGTTTGCTCCTCTTGCTTAGCCTCTCCTACTTTAATGAAACATTGGTCACAAAAAGCAGATATGGTCATGAAGGATCTAAAAAGATTCTATCCAGGCCGATCTCAGACTTTTTATGAAAACACCGCATACTCTGCATTTACTAGATTAGAACAGTTATATGCTGAAAATTCTAATCTGAAGCCTGAACAAAGGTTATTAAAATTAGGACAGGAATCATTAAGGGAATCCACAAAAGGCCATGCTAACGCAAAGATTATGCATCATGCACTTATCAGAGCATGGAAATACACGCATGAGAAACATGATTCCAATATCAGGAATACACCAAGAATCCAGGCTATTGATAAAACAATAAGCAATGTTTTATTAAAACTAGAAAAACCAACAGATGTTTCTAAAGGATTAGATCGTTCAGTAGAACCAAGAAGGAATATTGACAACCCTACTGCAGTTGGTAGAGACAAAGTACAACTAGAAGCAACAACTCAGATAACTGCAGGAGAAGATCCTAAAAAGCATAAAGGAAAGAAATATAAAGTACTCAGACCTACCGCAAGTGACATTCCATCAACACAGGGTATTCGGATGTCTAATGCATCTGTTTTCACAATGGACCCAGAAGTTAAAGAATCCAATATACGTGGTCAGGTCATGAGACAAGGTACAGAGAGATTAAGTAAGTTTGTAAAAAGAAAACAAATGCAATACAAAGGCAGACCTAGAGGTGGAGGACAAAAAGGTGCTGACTTAGGTGCAAGAGTATCAGGACAAAAGATTCTTGAATGACAGATGTAGAACAAGCTGTCAAAGTCTTACAACAGCTTACAGAATTAAAATCTACCAACAGGATTCATTATTATCATCCTTATGGTTATCAAGTTGAGTTTCATAAAGCGAGAGATCTTAACAAGAATAGAGCAAAGCAAAGGCTGCTTATGGCAGCGAATAAGGTTGGTAAAACCTACTGCGGTGCTGCTGAACTAGCGATACATGCATTAGGTGATTATCCTGATTGGTGGGAAGGACATAGGTTTGATTCTGCAATTAAAATATGGGCTGCAGGAAATACTAATGCAAATACAAGAGATATTGTCCAAGCAGAGTTATTAGGGGAACCAGGAGATCCAGAAGACTATGGTAAAGGACTCATACCCAAAGACAGAATTGTTCACACAGACAGGCTTCCTGGCATTCCTAATGCCTATTCTGCAGTTACTGTTCGTCATGCATCAGGTAAGAACTCAAAAATCTGGTTCAAGTCTTATGAACAAGGCAAAGAACAATGGATGGGTAAAGCGGTAGACATTGTATGGCTAGACGAAGAACCACCACAGGATATTTATTCACAAGGACTCAGAGCGACCTTGAAGACTCAAGGACTGATCTTCATGACCTTTACTCCAGAGAAAGGAATGACGAATACAGTTGCTCAGTTCATGAACGATTTAAAACCAGGACAGCAACTCTATCATGCAACTTGGGATGATGCACCACACCTGGATGAACAAACCAGGAATGAAATACTTGCAGCACTTCCACCGCATGAAAGAAATATGCGATCAAAGGGGGTTCCTGTTCTTGGTTCAGGATTGGTATACCCAATTGATGAAGACTCTATCAAGATACCTGCGTTTCAGATTCCAGAATACTGGCCTAAAGTCTGTGGGATTGACTTTGGTTGGGATCATCCATTTGCTGCAGTATGGGTTGCATGGGATCGTGAAACAGATACAATTTACGTCTATGACTTATACACAATACGTGCTGAAACACCTATTGCTCATGCCCATGCAATACGTTCTAAAGGTGAGTGGATTCCTGTGGCATGGCCTCATGATGGTATGCAACACGACAAAGGTTCTGGCGATCCACTTGCTAAACAGTATCGTCGGCTTGGTGTTAATATGCTTGGTAGCCATTTCAGCAATCCCGATGGTGGTTTTTCTGTTGAGCCAGGTATCATGGACATTTTGCAGCGAATGCAGTCAGGGCGTTTTAAAGTATTTGAACATCTTGCCGAATGGTTCGCAGAGATGCGAATGTACCACAGAAAAGAAGGAAAGATCATTAAAGAACGTGATGACATCATGAGTGCAACTAGGTACGCAACAATGTCAGTACGCTACGCAACCATACATAAAGAAAAACCTAGAATGGAGTACGCAATCGGTACTCAAGACTTTGAATATCAATATTTCTCATAAGGAGACACCATGGGTGGATCAGCAGGAAAAGCAGTAGATAAAGTCACTAAAGAAACAAGTGGTGCTATTAAAAGAAGTACTGGTGGTGCAGTTGATTTAGGATCTACAGACATTCAATCACAGGCAGAAACTTTTGCAGATGAATCTGGTTTACAAGCTGCAACCGACAAGCTTGTAACAACAGCAGATACCATTACTAAACCAATTACTGATCCTATTAAGAAGTTTGGAGGTGATGTAGCAAACATGATGGGTTTGCCAGGATCATTAGATGAGATGATGAATCAAGCATCAGGAATGGTTGATAAAACAGCAGCAAAACAAATGTCTCAACGTGTTGGATTAGGTCAGCTTGGTCAAAACATGAGACAACAAGCCAAACAGAAATTTGGTCGTGGTCAAACGGCGAGAACCTTAATCACAGGAAAATACTAATGGGTGGATCAGTCGGAGAAGCATTAGATACACAGTTGAGTTTAGGTGGTGTTTTATATGACCGTGATAAAGGCATTAAAAATACTGCTGAAAATATTCAAGCAACATTAACTGGTGAGAAAATGGAAGAAGAACAAACAGACACATCTTCTGCTAATCCATTTTCAAGAGCACAGTTAAGCAACTCCATGCGAAGAAAAAACAAATCTGGTTTCGGTAGAAGACAAACATTCAAAGGTCTTACTGGCTAATGGATCTCTTTACACAACTGAGTCAAGAGTTAGCAGCACTCAAAGATTCTAGACGTAATTGGGAAAACACTTGGCAGGAAATAGGAGATCTTGTTTCTCCTAATCGAAGTGATTTTCTTACGCTTAGAACACAAGGAGAAAAACGTAGAGAAAAGATTTTTGAATCTACACCTTTACGTGCTCTGACTAGATTTTCTTCAGGAATGCACAATCTATTGACTCCCAGCACCCAAAGCTGGTTTGAGTTGAAGATGCGTAATGGTGCATTAAACGAAGAACGTGACGTTAAGTTGTGGCTAGAAGAAACAACCAGAATCCTGATACAGACCTTTAACAGACCACATAACAACTTTCATCCTTCAATGCATGAATATCTTCTTGATTTAGGTGCATTTGGCACAGGAATCATGCATGTAAGAGATATTCCAGGTGAAGGACCATACTTTGCCAGTTATCCGCTTTATAATTGTTATCTAGCTAAGAACGATATGGGTCGTGTAGATACGATCTATCGAGTTTATGAGCATACTGCAAAAGAAGTATTAGAAGCATTTGGCGAAGAAAAACTGCCTGATAAAGTAAAAAAAGCATTAGAAGCAGGAAAATATTACGACAAGTTTGAATGCGTTCATGTAGTCAAACCTGTATCTACCTTTAAAGATGCTCCTATCAAACGATTTCCGTTTGTCAGTATCTACTTCATGCCTACTGTTAAAACCATTCTAAACGTAGGTGGTTTTGATTCTTTTCCATTTGTATGCAGTCGTTGGGAAAGAAACAGTCAGGAAACCTATGGAAGAGGTCCAGGTGCTGAAGCATTAGCAGATATTAAGATGCTTAATGAGATGGAAAAGACTTATCTCAAAGCATTACAGAAAATGGTAGATCCACCACTTATGATTCCTGATGACGGATTCTTAAATCCTGTTAGAACCACACCAGGAGGAATTAACTACTATCGTTCTGGTTTAGGGAAAGACGAAAGAATCTTTCCAATGCCAACTCCAGGTCGTGTAGATATTGCAGAAATGAAAATGTCACAAGTAAGACAGAACATTGAAAAGGCATTTTATCTAGACATGATGGAATTACCAGGACCAGTAGCAAACGATGGTGATGTTCTTAGATTTACCGCTACAGAGGTTCAAGCAAGGCAAAGGGATCGCTTGCAAATTATTGGACCTCTAGTAGCACGACAAGAAATAGAAATGTTAGGTCCTATGATTGAGCGTACTACGCAGATCCTATTGACCAACAACATGCTTCCAATGCCTCCAGATATCATCATGGAGCAAGAAGAGTTTAAAATCGAATACCGAAATCCAGTCTCTGTTGCAATGCGGGGCTATGAACTAAACAGTATTTCCCAACTGATTCAGTTCTTAACTCCTATAGCCCAAATCGACCCAACCATTCTGCAGAGGCTGGATACTTCACAGATTGTAAAACTAGGATCAGATATTCTTAGAACACCACCAAGTGTTGTTAAAGATGAGGCTCAGTTCCAACAGGAACAACAACAGCAACAAGAACAATCAGCATTATTGCAGACTTTACAACAAGCACAGATATCAGCAAACATTGATCAGACTACATCTGCAGCAGAAAAAAATCGAGCAATGGCTGCAGATCAGTTAGCTAACTAATGTTTGAAAAAGATAGAAAACGTAGGGCAACCTACAAAGAAGTATTCTCAACCGAACCAGGAAGAGAAGTACTGGAAGACTTGATGAAAAATAACTTTCTCTGGACTTCCACACAAACCAGTGATTCGCATGAAACTGCATATAATGAAGGACGAAGATCAGTCATCCTCGCAATCCTGAATTATGTTTCTTTAGATGCGGATCGAATTCAAACCATGATGAAACAGAATTATGACCGAAGCATCGATGACAACTTCTGAAGCAGCACCAAGCCCAGATGCTGGTTCTTCAGAAGCCATTGGCGGTAGTCTGTTAAGTTCAGATCAGCCAATACAACAAACATCACTATCGTTTGATCCTACTGGATTACCAGATGGATTAAACCAAGAACCATCACTACAGACTTTTGATAGCGTAGACAAACTTGCTAAGTCCTATGTCAATTTAGTCAAAAAGATGGGTGTTCCTGCAGAACAGCTTCTACGTTTACCACAAAACGGTGAATCGTATGATGATGTTTATAATGCTTTAGGAAGACCAGAAAACCATGATGGTTATGAACTAGGTGATTACTCACCAGAAGATACAGCAAACTATAGAGAGATTGCTCATCAGCTAGGTTTAAACAATGACCAAGCATCTGCACTCTATGATATTTATCAACAGGATGTTGAGCATAGAATGCAAGAAGAAGATGCAGAGTTTGAGCAGTTTGAAGTAGAGAATCTGCAGGAGCTACAACAAGAATGGGGTGATCGTTTTAACCATAATCTTGAAATGGCACGCAGAGCATTTATGAATTTTGCTACTCCTGAAGCGGTAAAAGTCTTGGAAGAAACTGGTATGGGAAACCATCCAGAACTATTGAAAGTATTTGCC